TTCTTCCTTGTATATATTTAGTCGTTGTGTAAAGTGTCTATAAGTGAAGTTGGGTCTAGATTTATAGGATACGTTATCTGACACATCAAAGAGTTTAACTCTAGACTTGTCATCTGTCTGTCGTAACCCTCTACCAATAGATTGTAGCACTCGTACTCTACTTTTTGATGGACTTGCGAACACGATATTGTGAATATTCCTAATATTAATACCTGTAGAAAAAGTACCATATGAGGCCACAATGATTGCATCTTTTTCAAGTTCAGTAATTGCACGAATCTTTTCCCTCGTATCTGTAGTTGTTCCACCATACACAAAGAAAACTTTCCTGTCAAGTTTTTTTAATTCATTATATAATAAACTTCCATGTTTTTCAACTAACTGAAATAGTAATAAGGTGTTTCCTGTAATACTCTTACACAATTTTTCAATGAACTTATTTCTCTTTGGGTGTGATACAAGATAATTTATTTCTTCTGCATATGTATAATACCGAACTCTTTGAGCTTCTTCCTCTGTGTGTTTCAATACTATGCAATCTATATCTAACTGTGCAAGAGTTCCCCTGTCGATTAACTCCTTCGTTGTAATAATCTTCTTAACTTGACCGAATAGACCCTCAAGTACTAGTCTATGTGTTTGAGTTCCGTCTAAAGTTCCTGTTAAACCGAACCTATATTTCACCTCTCCTGACTTCGCCATAATATCTGTTAGAGATTTTGCTTTGAATAGATGAGCTTCATCTCCTATGATGCAACCATATTGTGCAAAGTAAGGTCTGTGTAATTTGTAAATCGATTGCCATGTTGATATAACCACAGGTTTTTTAGAACCTTTATCCAAACCAGCATACACTCTGTGAATGTATTCATCTTTCCAACCATAATCAATAAAATCAGCATACATCTGTTCAACTAGTGATGTGGTTGGTACAAGTATCAAAGTTTTTAAACCCATCATATTGTAGTAACGAATAAGTGTGTATATTATGAGTGACTTGCCTGAAGCAGTAGGAGATAAAAGAAGACACCGATTTGATTGTATAGCGTGATGTATGGCATCAATTTGGTAGTCACGAAATTCAATGGACTTCCCCCTAGATGTTGGTCGTAACGATTCTGCGAACTCTCTAACATTCTCACGAATAACATTCCTGTCATTTTCTACTCCTTTTTCTAGTGTATATTCTATTGACTTTTTTGTACAATACTCTTTTATATATGGTAATAGTCCAACATATATTCTTCCATTATGTGGAGAAAATAATCTTATCTTTCCATCCCACATACGATTTCTGAACTGTGGCATAAACTTAGCGCCTGGTACTTCAAATGTAAAGTAATCAGATAGTTCTCTAGAAACGTCTTCGTCTACTTCTAACTCTAAGTAAACCTCATTTATCTTTGAAATTTTCATTACATCAACCAACAAGTAACACTATATCTAGTTCCTTTTTTAACTTGCAAAACTTCGTGTGGATACATAAAGTTTGAAGGGAATATAATTGCAGAACCAGCTGGGGTTTTATAAAGGTTGTCTGCAATTTTTATCTCTCCACCCTCATAATCATCATTTAGAAATAACAATACTGTAACTTGTGGATATCCATATTTTTGTCCATGACTATGATGAATTAAGTCAACATGATTAGACATAAAACAACCCTCACTATATTTACTAATACGAAAGTCTGTATGATGTTGTACAGTAAAGTTTGGAAAGTCTTCTTTATATATCTCATGTGATTTTTCATAAGTTTTTTTGAGTCGTGCATAAAATTTATATCTTTCTTTTATCCAACAATCAACACTTACAACTCTTTCAAGTTTTACAACCTTACCACTATCGTGTGTAGAATAAGCTGACTTTTCATAATCAAATTCGTAATTTATCATATCATTACATAACTCTGGGTCTACCACATCTGTATATAATTTAATATAATCATTTACCTTTTTCATCATTAAACCTTATAAAAATCTAATCTTTGAGCATTTGCATCACTTCTATATGTTTTAAAAACTATACAAGTTCTTAGTCTATAACATTGTCTTGAAACTGACATAGCTTGATGATTTAATTTTGCATCAAAAACAAATAAACGATTACCAATATAATTTACATATTTTTCTATTTCTGTTTTTTGTTCATTCCAAAGAGCAGTTCCACCTAACCACTCTGGCTCCCAATCAAGTATAGGATAATATATCATTGTAAAGTCACCATCATCTGTGTGTAAATGTGGTTCTATTCCATGAGTGTGTGCATTACAATATACTCTTTTAAATTGTGTAACTTTATATTTATTTGCAAAATCATATTTATTTTTAGCAATATCCCATATATGATTGATAAAAGTATAAGGTTCGTTTATTACGTCATTTCCACAAAATGTATGCCAATGTTTATTAACTTCACCCTTTTTAGAATTATAATCATACTTCCATGTCATATCTTTCATTTCTGTATCAATTAATTTTGCTGTATCTTCATCCAATACGTTGTCGTATATATCATATATCATCAGTACGTCACTCCAGCTTCAAACTTTCTCCACTCAATAGCGTTCTTAATATCCCAACCACGATTATCAACTGACTTGATAACTCCTTTGATATAGTCTATTACTGTTTCTAAATATCCTACTTTGTTCTCTGCGTTTATTATATCTTCGTCTGAAGTAATATAAACTGCTAAGTCTGTCTTGAGGACTTTGAGATCAAAAGGTTTGGTTGCATAAATCTTTGCATCAGCTTTACCACCATAGTATTCCCATTTCTCACGATACATTCGTTTATAATCCCCTTTTGCTTTATACAAAAGAAGTTCGTATCTAGATTTGTGGTCTAGGTAGTTTGCTTTTATTTCTTGGTTTTTTAATGATTCGGTATCTAGGTGTTCATTATCTACTTTCAAGTCTCTTTGGACTTGTAGTTTCAATTCGTCAAGGGTCATATTATCTCACTTATAAAGTCACTATTTCATATAATTTGTATCGAAAACTAATTTCGGCCGTTTGGTATTCTACATCTGTTGCTTGTTGATTATAACTTAATCCACTTAAAGATACTGGAAATAAGTCTGAATATCTTACTTCTACTATAGGATTATTTTTATTAGACAAAATTGTAAGAGTTGCATCAGAGTACATTCCTCTATCTGGTGTTGCTGTTCCTACTGTATCTGGTGATACAGTTTTTGCTGATGTTGGATTATTGGAACTATCAGTTCTAAAAGAACTAAACTGCGTTCTACTCTTTGGAAAACCAATACCTATTAACCAGTTATGTATTGATATGTAGTTTTCTAAATATTCGTCAACAATAAAACTGACATCTAAGTTACCAAAAGTAATCTTATCTCCCATAATTGGAATGTCTTTAAATGGTGTAGGTATTACTGCTTCACCTAAAGATATATCTGGAATGTTAGCCGCAGTCGTAAAGAACTGCACTTTTGGTAATTGGTTAATCATAAACCTAAACTGGGTTGGACTATTGTAATCCAGTACAGTTGGTTGTCGATTTAATGGCGATGTATCTGTTGTCATACTACTATTTATAACAAAAAAAAGAGGGGAATAAATCCCCTCTTTTTAGGTTGGTTAAAACCGATATTACATAAGGTTCTTAATTTGAACTTTTCTGTAGTACTTGTTAGTTGCAGATAAGATAGAAATCGCACCATCTCCTGCAGCAGCAACTGTTCCAGTATGGAATGGGTTTGCAGCGATACCATATCTTGTCTTAAAACCAATTTTTGGTTGAAATGAGTTTTCACCAACTGCACGAACCATTTGTAATGGTACATAAGGGCAATAAAACATTCCAGCGTCATATGGAGAAGTTCCTTTATATCCTACAATGTAGTATTGTGATGCAGATACGTTAGCAGAATATGGGTCTACATATACTTTGTATCTACCATTCATAACACCAGCAAATGTTGTTGAAGTGTCATCAACATTTAAGTTATTGTTAAGAGCAGGAGTGTAATCTAGAACACCAGCCATTTGAAGTGCAGAAGCAACATCAGCAGAACATAGTATCATATTACCTTTTCCTCTACGAGTCTGTTGA